ACTGCGAGGTCATGCAGCGTGCGTTCGCGTTCATCCTGAACGTCCGGCATCGCCGCAGACCGGACGAGGAAACGAAAAAGCCCGCCCGTCCCCCGCGTCCGGTAGAACGCGGCGGGGGCGGCATCGGTTCGCGCCTAGCGAACCTGCGGAGGTCGTGATGGCGCTATACGACTTGTCGGATCGCCTCAACTGGCAACAGGCTTGCGAAATCCTCGGGTGCAGCAAGACGCATCTCTACAGGCTGGTGAGGGAGGGAAAGGTTCCCATATACGGAACAGGAAAACGGTATCGGTGGTTTTCCCGTGAAAATTTGGAACATATTCTTGCAAAAGGATTTTCCGAACGAATAACCTTGACAAAATAACCAAAATGGTTAGTATAAAACATGGAAAAGAACAAGCCCCATTGCCCGTTGCAGCGTGTGAAAGAGTTGATCTCAGAAGGCCGTTTCAACATGACCAAAACGGCGACCGCCAGTGCCGCCGCTCTTGACTTCACCGAAGAAGCGGTGATGCAGGAACTCCTCGCGTTGAATCGAGGAGAATTTTATAAAAGCATGACAACATACAATAATCATAAGGTATGGCAGGACGTGTACAGACATGCCTCGGCAGTGGGGATGCTCTATGTCAAGCTGACCGTTATTGAAGATGTTTTGCTGGTATCTTTTAAGGAGTTGAAGAATGATTTGTCCTGAATGTGGGAGCGCGGATGTGCGCCACGAAGTACGGGAAGAGCAATACACATACAAAGGGCAGACGACCTCATTTCTTGTGGAAGGCGAATACTGCCAGGATTGCGGAGAGGCGGTGCTGTCGCGTGAGGAATCGCAGAGGTTGAACAAGGAGATGTTGGCCTTCAACGCTTCTGTGAATGCCAGCCAGTTCAATCCTGAACGTATCCAAAGCGTGCGAAAGAAGCTCGGCCTCGACCAAAAGGAGGCCGCAGCTATGTTTGGTGGGGGAGTCAATGCCTTTTCACGTTATGAGCGCGGCAAAATAGCCCCTCCGAAATCTTTGGAAGTCCTGTTTGAGATGATCGAAAAAAGGCCGGAACTGGGGGAATTCGCCAAGGAGTGTGCCGCAAATGTTGACAGAAGGAAGGGAGGAACTCCAGGGCAGGAAATGCAACGGAGCTGTGCCGTTCGATGAGGGGATGGCGGCGATGTACCGAGCCCATCCCAACATGGCGACGGAAATGCTGGATGAGTGTATTGAGATGGGAGATCGGGAAGCTCTTTGGCTGACATTTCGTCACCTTGTTCAGGCTTCTCTTTTTTGCGGAAGTAAAAATAGTGGATTCCAAAGGGCGGATGAGTAAGTAGCTATCTAATAAAGAGAGCAGGTTCCGCTTTGAAGGAGGCACCATGAAATACTTACCCATCGTTATCGGCATAGCTGCTTGTTTGGCAGTGGGGGAGTTATCGAGCCTGTTGCAAAGCGATGCTCTTCAGTCATGGTATCCGCAGTTGGACAAATCGGTTCTTACGCCCCCCGGTGTGGTCTTCGCGGTTGTGTGGGTTCTGCTGTATATTCTGATGGGCGTTTCCATCGGGCTCGTATGGAAGAAGCGCAAGGCTCCTGATTATAAGATGGTCACCGGCCTTTTTGTGGGCCAGCTCGTGCTGAATTTTTTTTGGAGCGTCGTCTTTTTCTTTTTCCACAGCCCGTGGGCCGGCATGATGGTGATAACGGGTCTTCTCGCACTGCTGTTGTATTACGCATGGCGCGCCTATCCTCATAACAAGGTCAGTTCGTATTTGTTTTTTCCCTATATCCTATGGGTAGCCTTCGCTTGGTACCTGAATTTTCATGTCGCCCTGCATAACTAAAACATTTTTTGCCTCGTTCTCTTCGCCCGGCCCCGCGCCGGGCTTTTTTTCGTTTTTTTGAAAATTTTTTGTGCCCACATTCCCCACATTCCCCATATTCCCCACAGTGCCAGACTTGCACATTTTTTCGTGCTATGTGTAGCACACTATGAGCACCATCTGGACACGTGAAGAACTCCTCGATCTGATCGCCTGTTGGAAGGCCGCGTACAAGGCGGCGTCCACGGGCAAGTCGTACACGGTTCAAGGCCGCACCTTGACCCGGTACGACCTGCCCGAGATCCGCCAGCAGCTTGTCTATCTTCAGGGCGAGCTTGCGGCGCTCGACACCGGGCGTCGCGGCCCCACTATCGTACTCGCAAGGGTGAGGAGGTAAGGCATGGCACTGCTTGATCAGTTCGGGCATCCCCTCCCTCCCGTGTCCACTTCGCGCATGACCGCCCGTGCCTCCCGCGACGCCGGGGCCTATCGCGGCTCCATCTCGGGCTGGCGCGGGCCGCAGGTGCATTCCCCGGAAGGGGAATCCCGCGAACGCGACGTCATGCAGCGCCGTGCCGCCGACCTCGCCGCCAACGATTGGGCGGCGCATTCGGCGGTGGAGGCCATTTCGGGCAACGCCATTGGGACGGGCCTTGTCCCGAAGGCGAGCATCCCCGCCGACATGCTCGGCATTTCCTCCGAGAGCGCCCGCGAACTCGGCAAACGGATGGAATGGGCCTTTGCGCTCTGGACATCCGAAGCCGACGTTCGCGGGCAATGCCACTTTGCCGACCTCCAGAATCTCGGCATCCGCACCATGTTGAGCCTGGGCGAGATGCTGCATCTGGCGGTCATGCTCAACGAAAAAGAGCGGGAACGGCAGAACCGGGCGTTCTCGTTCGCGCTCCAGACGCTTTCCCCGGCCCGCCTGATGACGCCGAGCGACCAGCAGGGCGAACCGCTCATCCGCGACGGCGTCCGCCTGTCCGAGTACGGCAGGCCGGAAGGGTACTGGCTGGCGACGCCCAAGGCTTCGCCCCAGTCATCCTTCGTGTCCGTGGAGCGGAGCGCTCTGCTGGCGGCGGACTTCACCTATGTCCCGGCCCGCGTCGGCCACCGCCCGGGGGTGTTCCACCTGTTCCGGCACGAGACGGACGAGCAGGTGCGCGGCGTGTCCGCCTTCTCCAAGGGCATTGAGCTGTTCCGCAACCTGTCCGACGCCATCAGCTACGAGCTGTTCGCGCAGGTCATTGCCGCGTCGTTCCCCGTGTTCGTCGCGCTGGAAAACGGCGGGGTGCAGCTCCCCGACTATGTGACGGAGGGGCGGGAAGGCGACGGCGAACGCCGGGAACGCCAGCTTGTCCAAGACCTCAGCCCCGGCCAAGTCCTCTACGGCAACGAAAACGAAAAGCCGTACGTGCTGGAATCGAAGCGCCCCTCGGCCAACTTCTCCGCGTTCGTTGAGATCGTGCTCCGGGCGACGGCGGCCTCCGTGGGCATCCCCTACGAATCGCTGACGAAAGACTTTTCCAAGACCAACTATTCCAGCGCCCGCGCCGCGCTCAACGAGGCGTGGAAGCTCTACAGCTTTTACCGCAACTGGTTCGGGCGGCTTTACTGCCAGCCCGTCTACGAGATGGTCATAGAGGAGGCATTCCTTCGGGGCATGTTCGAGCTTCCGAAAGGCGCGCCCGGCTTCTACGAGGCCCGCAAATTCTGGTGCAACGTGGACTGGATCGGCCCCTCGCGCGGGTTCGTGGACCCGGTGAAGGAGATCACGGCCACCATCCTCGCGCTGCAAAACCGCCTCATGACCTACGGCGAGGCATGGGCCGAAACGGGCAGGGACTTCGACGAGGGCTACGCCCGGATGCTGGATGAGTCTCCTCTGCTGGCGCTGCTCGGCCCCCTGAGCCTGAGCACCAAGCCCGGCAAGCCGGGCAAGGACACGGCCCCGGAGGGCGACGAAAAGCCGGAAGGTGATGCCCCCGAAGAGGAAACGGGAGAAGAAGATGAATGAGTTGTGGGCGTTGCCCTTTGAAATGGCGGAACAGGTGCTGTCCGATCTGGCCTCGGCAAAGTCGAACCCTCAAGCGCTGGTTGAAGGATTCCCGGAGCGGAAGGCGCGTGGCTACGAGCTTGTCGGCGGTGTCGCCGTCATCCCGGTAACCGGGCCAATCGTCAGGGAACAGGGCTGGTACGGGGTGGGGCAGGATGCCGTGGCGTCGTCGTTGAAGGCCGCGCTTGCCGACCCCTCCGCCCGCGCCATCCTGTTCGACATCACCAGTCCGGGCGGCGTCGTGGCGGGCACGAAGGAGCTTGCCGACGCCATAGCCGAGGCCCGGACGAAGAAGCATTGCGCCGCCTACGCCAACGGCCTGTGCACGTCCGCCGCGTACTGGCTGGCGTCGGCCACGGGCACGGTCTACGCGCCGCTGACCGCCACGGTCGGCAGCATCGGCGTGATCATGACGATCACCAACTACGCGAAACTGGAAGAAAAGTGGGGCATTTCCACCGTGACCATCACGGGCGGCAAGTGGAAGGCGGCCGGACAGGGCGGCGAGCTGACCGAAGAGGAACGCCGGTATTTTCAGGAACGGATCAACACCCTGCACCAGATTTTCAAGGCCGATGTGGGCCGTCACATGGGGCTGACGGCGGACCCGCAACTGTGGGGCGAGGCGCAGCTTCTGCTGGCGCAGCCCGCACGGGAACTTGGCCTTGTCACCGATATTGTAAGGGATCGCGACGCCGCGATCCGCAAACTCGCTGTGGAGGCACAGATGACCAGAGAAGAACTCGCCGCGCAGTCCCCGGAACTGGTGGACGCGCTGCTGGCCGAAGGCAGGCTGAAAGCGGAGGCCGAGAACAAGGCGAACATGGACAAGGCGGCGGCTGATGCCGTGGCCGGCGCGCTTGCCGTGGTGAAGGCCGTGGCGGGCGATGAGACGGCGTCCCACGTCGAGACGACGCTGAACACCCTCCGGGCCACCGGGATGAGCGCCGAGCAGATCGCCACCGTAGCCCCGTTGCTGGCGAAGGCCGAAGCGCCCGTGCATGAGAATGCCGAGGCGAAAAGCCGTGCGGACATCCTCGCCGGGCTCCAGGCCGCGCATCGGCAGCCCGCTGCTGCCGCGCCGGGGACGGTTCCCACGGCAACCACGAAAAGCCCGCTGCTGGCGGACGCCGAACGTCGCGCCGAAGTAGCGAAGTAAGGAGACATCATGTCCAAGATCATCGTCAATACCGAAGTCATGGGGCCGGACTTTTCCGAGCTTGTCCTGCATGAGCTGAACTACGAGTGGAGCCGCGAGGTTGTGACGCTGGCGGCTTCGGAAGCGGATCTTCCGTTCGGCATGGTGCTGATGCGCGAAGCCGGGGAATACAAGCCGCTGACGGAATCCACGGTCGAGAGCGCCCAGAAGTTGGACGGCACGCCCGTCGCCGTGCTCATCGGCGCGGTCAAAGCCAGCGAGTCCGCACAGCCGGGCATCGTCATCCGGCGTGGGGCCATCCTGAACGGCGCGGCCCTCAAGTTCGACGCCAGCGTCACTACGTTGCAGGCCGATGCGAAGCTGGCCCTGTCCGATCTCGGCATCGTCATCAAGGAGTAACCCATGCCCATACAGAACTATCCCACGGTGTTCGACTGCACCGAAATGACCGCGGCGGTCAACAAACTGCCCGCGCGTCCCTTCTTTTTCAAGCCGTTGTTCGAGGTGAAGGGCGTGAAGACCACGACCGTTTCCCTCGACATCAGGAAAGGCCGCATCGTGCTGATCGGGGACTCGGAGCGCAATACCGCCCCTGAGAGCCTTGCCGGACGCGGGGCCAAGCGGGAGTGGAAGCACCTCTCCTGCGCGCATCTGGCGCAGATGGACACGTTGGCCCCCGAAGACCTTCAGGACGTGCGGGCGTTCGGCTCCACCGAGCCGATCTCTGTTGCCGCAGTCTACAACGACAAGATGCAGCAGTTGAAGGACAACTTGGCGGCGACGATGGAGTTCCATCGGCTCGGGGCCATCAAGGGCGTGGTGCTCGATGCTGACGGCACCACCGTCCTGCACGACATCTTCAATACGTTCGGCGCTACAAAGAAGACGCTGGACATTTCGTTCCCCAAGACGGCCGCCGACGATGCAAACCCCATTTTGACGAGCATCCTCAAGGCCAAGCGGCATGTCGAGGCCGCGATGGGCGGCACGCCGTTCGATCATATCGAGTGCATCATCGGCTCGGACGCCTACGACATGCTGACGTCCCACAAGCTGGTGCGGGAGTATTTTGAAAGATGGCTCTCCAATCGGGAGAATTTTGGCAACAACGACTACCGCAAGCGCGGCTTCCCCTATGGCGGCCTGACATTTGTGGAGCGTTCCGACGTGGTGGGCGGCCAGACGATGGTGGCGGCCAAGAAGGGGCACGTCTACCCGGTCGGCCCCGGCATCTTCAAGCAGTACCACGCGCCCGCCGACTGGATGGAGACGGTCAATACCATCGGCCTCGAATATTACGCCCGCATGGACGAGAAGCCCAAGGGACGCGGTTTTGATCTGGAAGTCCAGTCCAACCCGCTCACGCTCTGCACCTACCCCGAAGCGCTGGTCGAGCTGACCTTCAAGGCGGCGTAGTCATGGCTGATTTCAATCTCGCCTACGCGCCCGTCGCCAAGTGGGAAGGCGGCTGGACGCACGACTCCGGCGACAAGGGCGGGGAGACGTTCCGCGGGTGCGCCCGCAACTTCTTCCCCAACGAACCGATCTGGCCCGTCATCGACCGGGAAAAGAGCCATCCCTCCTACAAGAAGGGCAAGGCCGCCTTCTCCGCGCACCTTATGGGGATTCCGAGCCTCACGGGGTGCGTCAAGGGTTGGTACAAGAAAGAGTGGTGGGACAAGCTCGGGCTCGAACGGTTCGACCAGATCGTGGCCGACGAGCTGTTCGAGCAGGCCGTGAACCTCGGCAAGGCGGGCATGGGGCGTTACCTGCAACGGCTCTGCAACGCCTTCAACTGGCGGAAGGACGGCAGCGCAGACGGCGCGCGCCTGTTCGACGATCTCCAGACGGACGGCGTCGTCGGCCCGAAGACGCTTTCGGCCCTTTCCATCGTCCTTTCCCGGAACGACGCCCGGCGCATCGTGCATCTCATGAACTGTATGCAGGGCGCGCATTACGTAAACAGCGCGGCGAACCGCCTCCCGCTGCGGAAATTCTGCGTGGGCGGCTGGCCGACGCGCACCTATGACCCCGGACAGGAGGTCTTCTGATGGATTTCACTACATTGATGGATTCCCAGTCCGGCATCGTCGCGTTGGGCATGGCCGCCGTTTCCGGCGTTTGCGCGTTCATCTGCGCGTTCATGCCCGCGCCCACGGAACAGTCGGGCATGTTGTACCGGATTGTCTACGAGCTGCTGAACTGGATCGGCTGCAACAAGGGCAAAGCCAAAAACGCCGACGACGCGGGCAATGGCGGCAAGTGATGCATGGTCGGCCCTCGTCCGCATCCTTCAACTGGTTCTTGAAGGTTTTCGGGAATACCGCCGCCGTTCCCGTGTGGGCGCTGTGCGCTCTGACGGCGGCTCTGCATGGCTGCGGAAGTTCGGGGGCGCTGACAAGCGTGCCTCCCGCACCGATGACGCCGGGGGCGATCATCACTGAGGCGTGGGCCTACGAAGAGGGCGGGCGTTGGGAACAGGTGGAGGGTGAATGGATTCATCTTCCGGCAAACGAGGGCGCGGAGCTGCTGCTCTGGATTGAACACGCGGAGGAACTATGCCGCTGACCACGGAAACGCTGCTGGCCTATTCGATGGGCATCATCGGTACATTGCTTGTGCTGCTCATTTCGCTCGTCGTCTATGTCTTTCTCACGCTCAGGGAGGAAGTCCGGGGCGTTTCATCCGATTTGTCCGAGTTGAACAAACACCGGGTGAAGCTCGTCCACATTGATGATTGCCGCCTGACGGTAGCGCGTGTCCATGAACGGTTGGACGACTACGAAGACGCCATGCAGGGCCTCAGCGAACGCATGGCCCGGACCGAGGCGCTGTTGCAGGAGCGGGGAGGGCATTCATGAACCAGAGCTTCTTCAAGGAGATCCTGGAGCAGGAAATCCACTCCGTGTTCCTGACCCCCGCCGAGTTCGGCGAATCCGTCACGCTGGAGGGCAAAACGCTCGACGCCGTGGTGGACAGGCCGGAAATGGCATGGCCCGAAGCGGACGACAGGCCCGGCGTCTCCAACGAGTTCGTCGTGTTGGCCGTGGCCCTGTCCGACTTCCCCGATGAGCTTTGGCCCGGAAAGCCCGTGAATTTCAACGGCGAACGTTGGAACGTGGATACCGCCGACCGCGAGGCGTTGCGTACCATCCGGCTGTACAGGGAGCGGTCATGATCAAGATTGAGGTGTCCAGAAGGGATGTGGCGTGGTTGTTGAGGCCCCTGCAAGAGTTCCCGAAGGAATGCCAGGGGGCGATGTGGCAAGCCGTGAAGCGTTCCCTGTCCACCGCCCGTAAGGAAATGACGGAGGAAATCTCGGCTCTCGCGTACCTCAAGAGATCCGTCATCCGGGACGCCGTTCAACCTGTCCAGATGTACGGCAAGAAACGGGCCGAGCATGACCGCCGTTACAAGGTGGCCGACAAGGACAAGGTTTTCGGCGTCATCCGGGTAAGCGGGCGGAAGACCCCTCTCGATGCCTACCGGTTGGCCCCGAACGCCCCAACCCGGCCCAAAGGGTCTACAGGTAATGAGTGGCCGCGTGCGGGGTATCAGCTCGGCCCCCGTTATCCCGTCCGTTACAAGCCGAAGACGTCCGACCGCTCGAAAGGGTTCGTGCTGCGTGGCAAGTCGGGGAAGCTCCGCTTCATGCAGGAAAAGCTTGGCCGCAGACACCAGTACCAAGGCCGCTCGGTCCCGACGCTCATTTGGACGCATGATTACACGGTCCAATATTTCGCGGTGTTCGATGAAGTGGTCGATCCCATTGGAAGAAACGTCAAGCGGCGGTTCATCTCCGTGTTACAGCACGAGATCGACTTTCGTATAGCCAAGCTCGCGGCAAAGGGGAAATAGAATGAAATCCAAAGAACTGTTGCTGTCGGTACGGGAAATGCTGATCGGGGCCATGCAAGACTATCCGTTTCCGGCGTCCGATGGCGGGCACGGGGATCTTCAAGTGTTCCTTCATGGTTTGCCGGAGGATCAAAGGGGAACCTACCCGTTCATCTGTATCCGATGGGCCAGCGGAGGCATTGATGAAGGCATGGAGGGTGCAGAAGGCCGGGAAACGCTGGCGCTCGTGATCGGGATGTTCGCCCCGGAAGGGCAGGAACAGGCGGGGCTGCTCCTCGCGGAACTCCTCGACTGGCTGCGGGCTGTCCTGCGCCGTAACCGTGTGGTGGCCAAAAAGTTTGAGCTGCAATACCCGCTCAAGTCTTCGATGCCGGAACCTGACAGGCAGTGGATCGAACATCATTACGCTACCGTTTACCCTGAATATCAATATGTTATCCCGTCCATCCCGTTGGGCGGCACTTTGAAGGAACACACCTATGAGTGAACAGGAATCCCCCAAAACAGCCCGGAAATCGCCTGCGAAGGCCGAAAGCCCGTCCCCGGAGCTGCTGGCCCGCCGGAAGCAGGCGTTGACCGTATATGTCGGCCCGGACAGGCCGTTCGGCCTTCCCCTGCGGACCAGCGCCGTCCTGCGTGGCGAACCGTTTCCGCAGCTTGCCGCCGTCATTGAGGCCAACCCGGATCTGAAAAAGCTGTTCGTGCCTGTGGAGGA